ATATCCTATTTTATTGTTTACTTGTTTAATTGCCTCTTCTACGCTTGTAGCAGTTATATTCGTACCCGTTGGGTTAAACGCCACTAAAGAACCTAACATCTCTGTTTGCATTGCATCCCATGTAGATCCGTTATATCTGTAAAGACCTTTAATCTTTCTGTTAATACCAATAACACCAGTAGTAGTTCTAACTAAGTAAATGTCTCCCTCTCTTAGTTTCTCTACACTGGAAAGTTCTGCATAAGTATTTACAGTGCCATCTACCACATCATCAATGAGGTAGATACTTCCCCAACCAATATTATTTCTTTGAAAGTTCGGCATCGTTTAACTGTTTAGTTTGCTCTTCCTTTTTAAGGAAGGCAAACAGTTTTTTAATGTTATCTTCCTTTGGTTTATACTTGCCCCTTATTTCTCCCATACTATCCTAAATACCAACTATGGAATCCAACATCTTTATCGGGCTGCATGTCATCAGTGTCTACTGTAGTGTACTCAGGATATAATTCACTATTATTATCCATGTAGTCCATGAAGCGTCTTGTATAGAACTCAGCAGTTTCAGATGCTCTATTGATAAGCATGTTAATCTCATCCATAGTTACTGTGTCCGCATTCTCACTTCTGTGTTTGTACACTCCGCCATTGCCGACCTGGAAGGCGGCAAATGGCAAGTAGTCACTCTGAGTAAACCAAATAAGCATTGGCTTAATGTAGTCATCAAGAAGCGTCTTATAGTCTGCATTACCTGCATCATCTATAGTACCATTCAATATTAAAGTCTGTAACTTCTTATAAAGCGTACCTCCTAAATAATTTTGAATATGCGTGTCTTGAGCCACCTCAACAAATTGCACTACCTTATCAGGATCTACATTACCACTAATAATAGACTTCTGTTTTATATCTTGTATTGTAATAAATAACGCCTTCTGTGCCATGTTTACTTAGTTGTTGGGTAAGCACCTTTGTTAGGCATGTCTACTGGTCTTACGTCAACCTCACTTGGATTGTTTGGTGCTACAAAACCTTCTGATAAAGCCTCTTCTTCGCTTACTTGTTGTTTCTTCTTATATACTCTTCTCTCCCAAAAGTGGTGACAGTTCTTACCACCCTTATACTTAAAGAGAGAATAGTTACGACCTTTATGGCCTAACTCTCTATTGACTCCACTAAAAGACATCTGATTGATGTCCTCTAAGCGGAATACAATATCCTTCTCTGTTAAAGATTCTACTTTAGAGCAGAAATTACGGCTCTCAGCAGACTTTCTTACTGGCATGTATGCATAACGTACCTTAAAGCCTTTATTGTCCTGAGAACTCTTCTTAGAGGGTTTAGCGTCATCACGCTTCACCTCTGATAGCTTCGTAAAGTCAAACTCTTCGTTTTCGTCTGTTACCGCTTCAGTATATACCAATTCCCATTCATCAGAGATAACTTCACCGAGTTCTTCTAACTGGTCGAAGATGTTATCAGCATCTTCGTCTGACAATTCTTGCAAGTCTTCTTGCACTTGTTTTGACAGCTTTTCACCTGTTTCTTCTTCTCGTTTAACTCGTGTTTCAATGTTATCAAGCTCTGTAAATTCTATTGGTTGTAAGGTTACGAAGTACAAGTTAAGTACAATGTTGTTGAAGGCAAGGATCTCATCTAAACCATCAATAATCTGTTGTTGGAATGGTCTAATCACCATGTTGTCCATGATGATTGACGCTGTTCTAAGCTCCTCTGCATTGTTACCAAAACCAGTATTGTCTTTAATACCTAATAAGATTGGTGATACAATGCGGTGTCCTAACATTATCTTCTCTCTCGACTCATCAGCCAAGAACTGATATTGCGCATGGGCATCAGGGAGGTGAATAGGATCAATAGTCGCTTGCTCCTCACTTGACTCGTTGAACGTAAGTATGAACTTACCTGCATTCGAGCTTCCGCTAAATTTATCATATATCTTTCTTTCAATTAACTCTTGCGTCTCTTCATTCGGCACTCCATTGTTGAAGTTAACCAATAATGAAGGCTGTAGGCCGTTTTGGATGTTATTGATGTGATAGTTTGCCACTTCTTCCTCAAGGTCACAGTACTGCAAACATCCATTATAATCCACAGGAGCATAGTAATAAAATCCTGACTTGTAAGGTTTGAATATATAAAGTTCAATAACTTCGCTCTTAGAGCCATTGCCAAACGTAGGTATTCTTTTCGGATTGTCACTTGGTTTTAATTCAGACCATTTGTGGTGGTAGTAATAAGCTTCTATGCGACCATTTTTAGCCTTCTCTGCTCTCAAGGTCTCCATTGGAAAATGAAGCACCTTAGTGATCGCAGTTTTTTGCTTGTTGTAAATAACCTGTACTGCAGCTTGCCCAAGAAGCTTATAATCATTTACTACCCGTCTCATCTCACGAGGTCTAAGAAGTAGCTTCATTTTAGCATACATCCCAGGCTTCTCTGAACTATCTGTAGCATCAAGACCACGACCATAAATCATCTCTGTAATACCATTGATACAGCATGAGTTTGTTGGACTGCCTAAATAGTTTTCAATAAGACCATCAAAATAATCTTGACCGTTTTCCCCGTTTAAATACAGCACCCAATCTTTAGCATGCTGCTCCACTACTTCAGGAGATTGATAGCCACTAAGGTTTACAACCTTAATGCTATTCTTATACTTCCTTGCTTCTTGCGTAGTGTTTACTAATTTTACTCTGCTTCTCGCCATATTATATTACTATGTATTCTGTTTTGCCCGCATTATACTCGTTATAATTATCAGGCAAGGTAAACACATCTTTCTTACTCGTCTCCTCTGTAATGTACACAAGATCTTTGTAATAGATGCCTGTATCAGACTTAATTGTTAGTGTATATATCTGACCCTCCTTCAATGTTAAAGAGGGTGTAAATGTAACTTCAATATAGTTACCATTCGATGATTCTGCCCAAGTAAAACTTGGAGAAGGATCATCTACATCCGTACCATTTTCTACAAACGTAATATCTGCTGCATTTAAATCAGCAGCCACATACGAAGAAGGTATGATGCTGAATGTTTGTGCTGTTTGTATTGGTTTAATTCGTATCACAATAGGGTAACTAAAGACACTTGTTTTTGTTTTCTATTGGATATAAAAAAAGAGGCCTTACGGGGCCTCTTTCTTATCTGCCATTACATACTACTATGAAGAAGCAGCAATAGAACCAGTACAAAGGTTAGCAGGAGTAAGCTCCATAGCTGAGAAGCTAAGAGTATATCCGCTTAAATCTCCCATTGCAGCACCAGTAACAATAGTACCTCCTGTTACGTCAGCACCATGCTCTCTTCCTACTAAGAAGAGGTTTCCGTTGTAGTCTTCTACTACAATACGAGGTCTTCCCCAAGCAAGAAGTTTTACTTGATAGTTATCTTCCTTAGATAGTTTAGGTAAGGTTAGTTCTAACACCTGCTCGAAAGCAACTGTTCCGTTCTCTCTTGACGCTTGGATGTTCGTAGTAAGTGATGAAGTTCCTTTTAGTTCATACTTATAGTTCGTAGCATCCCAAGTGGCATCAAAAGCAACTGTGTCTTCAGAACCAGCAGTCTCTACAAGTGGAATAGAAGCAGCAGCATCATAATTGATGAAGTAAACATTCTTTAATCCACCTACAGAATCTCTACATGGTAATGTTCTTCCAGTGTCGATTACACAAGCCATATTTTAGATTTTTTATATTAAAAAAGGGTAGGTAGGCTCTAAGGCTTACCTACCCCTTTTCAGTTAAACAATTATTTATTATGCAAGAGTTAATAAGGCAAGGTCAGAACCGATACCGTATTGTACACCTGCAGTAAAACGCATGATTACACGAACATTTTGTGAACCATCAAGGTCTCCCATGTCGATTACTTTAACTTCGTTGTGGTCAGAAAGTAGTCCTGTACCGAAGTATAGGTTAGAAGCCTCACCAGCTACGATGTGGTCAGTTGGCATACCTGGAGTAAGCTGAACTTTGATTCCTTCGAATGAAAGAGCATTCCCCATGTTATACCAAAGTGATCCTTGAGAGTTAACCCCAGCAGCACCTTCACCTGAAGAAGCAAATCCACCTAAAGCACGAACGTAAGCTTGGAAAGCTACAGTTGGAACATAGATAGTTAAATCTTCTTTACCATATACTGCAGAAGGAAGAGCGTCAACTACGTTTCCTAATAGAGTAACGATGTTAGAAGAAGTGAATGAAGTTTCAGATCCGTTAGCAGCATCGTTTACGTCAGAATCAGCAGCCATAAGAACTGTGAATCCGTCAAACTCACCTGCAGTAGCGTTAACACCACCCCAAATGTTTTGCTCAGTCTTCTCAGCTACTTTACCTGCTACATGAGCGATAAGGAAGTCAGCGAAGTTTGGAGGAAGTTGATCGAAAGTAGAGATTCCCATTTGTACAGCCTCCCAGTCAGAACGGAAGTCTTTTTTACAAAGTTCTACGTTTACTTGGAACTCCTCAGGCTGAATGATACGCTCTGTTAAAGTAACGCTTCCTGTGTCTGCGAAGTCACATCCTGCATTAGCAATAAGGTCAGCTGTTGCTACCTTTTTGATGACTTCTTTGTACTTGATGTTTGGTTTGATGCTGATAGCACCATCGTTCAGGGTCTTACCTGAAAGTAGCGCAGCCGAGATATACTGATTTGCAAACTGGCCCGCATAAGTTGTTGTGATTGAAGTTGTAGTTGCCATTTTTATTTAAATAAATTACTTGTTAAACATTTTAGCATAGACATTAGCCATTGTGTTGCGTGGCTTATTGCCTGCAAATAGCTGTCTTTGTACTGTTGGTTCTACTTCAGGAGAGTGAGAGATTGGCTCTGCAGCTGGCTCTTGAGCAGATAGTTCTTCTTTTGCAAGTTCTTCGGTTGGAACCTCCACTTGCTCTTGCATCTCTTCAGAGATTAATTTCTCAGCTAATGCATCATACATAGCTTTGATTTCAGAGATAGCACTTTCGAAGTCAGATTTACTAACATATTCTACTTCCACTACCTCTTTTTCTTCCATGTCGTCTTCAGCCATTTCTTCTTGACCTAACTCGACTGGTTCGTTTACTTCTACTTCTTCAGCAGCAAGTTCAACTTGCTCTTCAGCAGGCTCAACTTGTGGCTCCTCAGCAGAAAGAAGGACAGACTTTAGTTTGTCCACGATTTCAGTTGCTTTCATAAATACTTAATTTATATTTGGTTAACTATTGATTAAACATTCTGTTGTATTTTCAGTATAAACTTCCAATACCTTGATTTATCATACGGCCTTTACAGCACTTTCTGCTGTAGGTATTTCCTTTAGCACATAAGCAAGCCCTACGGTTTTCCTTCGGGCTTGTTCTGCTCCATCTTTCTCCGTAAGGTGATCTACGCATAGCTTTGTACTTTAGAGATGAAAAATATAATATCCCATACTTGAGCAGTTCCCCCTGTTGAGGTTAGTTTCCAAGTCGCACCACTACTTATAAAAGCAGAATCGGTGTAGTATTGAAACACTTGATGGAACTCGTGCATTACATCATTACCTTTAGCGAAGTTTACATCAACTCCTACTCTTTCGTAAGGTGTGCCATTACCACCCTCTAATTGTAGTCTTAAAAAG